AGAGAATTGGCTGCTGCTGTGGCAGATGTAGCAGCAGATGATGCTGAAGTAGCAGCAGCAGTCTGACTAGTCAAAGCAGATGAGGCTGAGGTAGCAGCAGAAGAAGCAGAGGTTGCAGCACTAGATGCAGATGTAGCAGCACTAGATGCGCTGGTAGCAGCAGAAGCAGCAGATGTAGCCGCTGCTGTGGCTGAACCAAGAATAGCGTCTACGTAATTTTTAGGGGTAGCCTGCGTGTCGCCTAGTGCGGAACTAGTTAGTCCAGTTACAATAGCACCTGTGAGGGTGCCACCAGAAATAGTAGCAGTAGAAGTAATAGTACCAGATAGAGTCGCGCCAGCGACTATAGGTGTAGTCAGCGTTTTATTAGTTAATGTTTGAGTAGCAGCAGTTCCTACAACTACACCAGATGTAGCAAGCAATCCATGTACTTGACCAGTTGCTTCAATGTGTTCATTAGACTCACGAAGGTCACGACCAATAATCATATGTCGGACTACAGCACCTGCTGAATGGTCTTGCGCTGTACCAGTAGCATCAATGCTACGAGTAATAGTAAACGTATTACTAGATGCAGCCGTAATATCTACAATTTCTTCAAGGGCTGTATCTGGGTCAATAACTACGGTAAACGTAGCACCATTTATAAACTCACCTGAACCTACAGTAGCAAGCAATGTGCTTGCAGATGATACCGCCATTGAGGTAGCACCAGATGTAATAGCAGATGTTAGCGTTGTCTGTTGAGAACGGGATGTGTATTTACGGACTGTCATGTGGTTGCCTATCTACCGTAGTGGACGCGGGTTGGGTACTGAAGTTTCTGCTTAAGCGATTCGTCTTCAAGACGCTGTAAGTAGAGAGTTTGTAATTGACGAGTTACGTTTGCACCTGTTCCATACGGACGCTTGCTGTCAATTTCATCTGATTGTGGAGAAGTGATAGAGTTACGGGCTGGGTCAAAGAAAGAAGCCAGACGCCATGAAGCGCCATAAATAATTACATCTCTCATGCTAGTAGGCAAACCAGATACGGATTCAAAATTATCTGTACCGTTTTCTAGTTGCACTGGCATGTGTGAATAAACAATATTAATGTTACGTCCAGGAAGGACGTTGTCGTAAATAGATACAGTCTTGCCTGTTGGAAATGTAGGAGCATAAGCAATTGGGTCCCAACGCCATTGGCGAATTGGTAGCCATTCCTTTGTTGGTCCTACTGATTCCCATGCCATTGAAAGGATTTGAATGGCTTCTGCTGGTACTGCATAAGTTGTACGGCTAGCCAAAAAAGATACAACACTAGAACCTGTAGCATATACTTTTGGGTACACGGAACTAATTGTGTCATTAAGCGCACGTTTAACAGCCTGACGTGGATATGTAGGAGCAATTGTAATCTTAGAGTTTACGTTATGCGCTGCTGCTGTTGTGCCATTGTAGCCGCGACCATAAGGAGCAATACTTACTGTGTTTGATTGACGGTCATATGAGTCTACCCACATCATTTCGTCATCAATTTCAATAATGCCTTTACCAATGTTTTCGGTAGATGCAACCTTAATGCTTAAATCTCCACTGGTTACAGCGGTAGTAAGATAGGTAGCGCGGTCTTGGCGATAAGTAAAACCTGCAAGGTTTAGTTGCGTGTCGTCAATAAGGTTAGTTAATGTAGTTGCCATTAGGAAGCGATAGTCCTTAATGCGGTAACGATTTCAACGTACTGGTTAGAAGGAACATTCATTCCTGCCAGTTCATTAGCAACTGCGTTATTCGCCTTGTAGTCTTTAGGGGCACGGGTTGAGTCTGCTTTAAAGTTAAGAGCAGCAGTCATGCCTAGTCCTGGCTCTGTGCCACACCAGTCATTTGCTGCACCAGTTTCATCTTTGTAAACAAGACGGTCTGGGTATTCGCCACCATTGGCAAGGCGGTTTAGTTCATCACGAAGCGTTGAACCTGGAAACCCATAAAGGGTATATGAAGTCCCATTGTATATAGCCGTACCATATGTAGTCATTTTTACCCTATCTGTACTTTGCGGTTTTCTTTGCAATAGGCTTAGGTTGTTTTACAAACTGTTTACCTTTTGCATTGCCTGAAGCCTTAGCCTTATTGGTTGCTGCTTTTTCTGCTGGACTTAAAGCACTCCATGCTTTTTCAGGTAAATATCTTTTCTTACCTTTAGATGGTGTGCCGTCAGATGTCTTCCACTTTTGTGCAGACCAGTTTTTTAAAGACTGTTGAGATTTGGCTAACGCCATTACTTGTAACCTCCGCCTGCTTTTTTGTACTGCGTAGCAAGCAACTGTGCTTTACGAGCAGACCATTCTCCAGGGTCTCCACCTTTAGAACCAGCCTTAATCTTCTTAAACAAAGAAGCACGCATTCCAGGCTTAGTGTAATTACCTGCTGAGTTAACTGTTGATTTTTTCTTTGCTACCATTTAACTTTATCCGCCCAGTACGCAGCAGACATCTTGCCTTTTGCAATGTTCTTAGCATGGCGGGCTTTAAAAGAAGCCTGACGCGCTGTTGGCTTTCTATCGCCAGTGACTCCCTGTTGACCAAAACGAATAGTTTTGACCGTACTACCTTCTTTAGCAACAACTACGTGGCTCTTTTTTGGGTGGCTTGGTGTGCGTTTAGGTTTGTTAAAACCTGACACTCCTGCTCGCTTTAGTCTAGGGTCTGTCATTTACTTTCCTTTAACTTTCTTAAGGTTAGGGTTTTTCTTTTTTGCTGCTGGTGATGCTTTGCGTGCGCCTGCCGCTAAGATTGCCCCTGCATTCTTCATAGGAATGCCCTGCTTCTTAGCAATAGATTTTTGCGCGGCTTTAAAGCCCATGCCCTTAGGCATTACTTTTTAACTTGCTTGCCAGATTTGTCATAACGGCGACCTTGAAGGATTGCTCCTAGTGCCTGACCCATCTGTGCATCTTGATTTTTGTTAGCAGCACGTGCACGTGCGTTAGCACCTGGACGTACATCTGCTGAAGCATTAAATGCTTTCTTCCAAGCACTACCAAATTCGCCAACTTCTTTAGCAACGTTGCCAACATAACCAGCAATAGGCTTGTAAATCTTGTTCATATTTGAACGGTCATCCGCAGCGCGGCGTGTGCCCGCCATTAGAACTTACCGCCACCTACTGTAGGTTGTGTGTAAACACCCTGCACTACAGTTGCTGGACCGCTAGCGGTTCCGTTGCCTGAGCGTGGTGCTGACATAGGTGCTTGTCCTGGTCCTACTCCGCCACCAAAATCCTTGTTGACTGAAGACTTGTCTGTAGCAGCCTTACGCATTTTTACTGGAATCTGTAGTCCAGCACCAAATACGTTTGAGTTCATATATTCATTAGCCATTTTTAATTTCCTTTTCCGTATGGGTCTGGTGTATTCCAACCAGCAATTACGCTTGCATCTGAGTTGTGTAGTTCTTGTCCACCAACAAATGAACCACCAACATAAGATGGAGTTCCTGCGCTCTTGGTGTTTGTACGCACTGGTGCGTCAATAGTTACTGCGCGGTCTGCGCATCCACATGCTGTGCACATGATTACTTGCCCTTCTTCATTACACGCTTACGAAGAGCCATGTCCATACGCATGTCTGCTTTAGCCGTTGGCTTCTTAGCGTCCATCTTTTTGTCAGCCTTCTTGAAGGCTGCCTTCTGCTTAGGCTTCATGCCCATCATCATCTTTGCATCCTGCTTCATGTCTTTTTTCATTGACATAGCGGCTGCCTTCTTCATTGCTGCCATTAGATTTGTCCTATCTCTTTCATTACTGCTACGGTTTCTTTGTTAATCTGTGTTGCTTTTGGCATAGTGTCACCAGTGTAAGGTTTGTTAAGAACCTCTGATGCTTCTAGCGCTTTTTCTACAGCCTTACGCGTTGTTGCTTCAGGTTGTACACCTTGAGCACGTGCATTTCTGTAGAAATCTAGTTCTTTATCCCATTTTTTTTGAGTTGTTCCGCTAGCAATAATGTTGCCTGATGCATCACCAGTTGCTAGTTGTAAACCTTTAGCCTTGCAACCAAAACAAGGGTTGTTATCACAATCACTATGGTCAATCTCTTTAACTTTGTATACACCAGCATCTGCCCACGGTGTTTCTGATGTAGCATCACAACGAATGCAACCCCAAAGGCTAACTGTAAAATGCATTTGTCCTTTATCTAGCGTGTAGCCATCTTTGACTACTTTGCCAGCATGTCCCTCTTCAATACATTTGTCCATTATTCTTCCCTTACGTATGCTCCGAATCCCTGAGCAATTAGTTCTTGAGCCTGATACTCAGGTATTACGTATTCGTGTCCACCTAAATAAAATATGTCGGCTTCTGCAATTACATCTTCTGTGGGAAAAGTTGTTTCAGACCATACACCGTTGTTGCGTTGTAGACTCTTACCGCGTGTCAAGCGATAGCGAATGAACAAACGTCCACCGCCTGCTGGACCGTACTCCTCTGTTGGAGGAGTTAAAATATAAGTAGTCATTAGTCTCCTTAGTTGACTTACCGCAAAGCAGGAACATTGCTGCTCCTGCCCTGCTGTCAGTTAACTATTGTTTACACAAAGTCAATTGATGAAGAAGTCTCTACGCGGTAGAGTGCTTCCTGACGGTAGATAGCGTGACCAAGTACGCCGTACCATCCGAGTGGACGGTGACGCATCAACTTGTCAACGACTGGTCCGATAACAACATGTGGCTCTTCAGCAACCGCTTCAGCAAGTGCTTGCTGTCCAGCAAAGTAGGTGTTGAACACCTTTGTTACTGGAGTGATTGTGATAGCGGTTGTTGCTGTGACAGCAGCAGTGTTAGCAATTGTTACTGTTACTGATGTTCCATCAATAGCAGCGACCTTTGCACCTGTTGCAATACCAGTACCTGAAACCTTGTCACCAACATTTAGACCTGATGTAGATGTAAATGTGATTACGGTTGCTGCTGATGCTGATGTAGCAGAAGCAGTTGTACCTGATGTTGTGCGGTCTGCACCTGTCTTAGCCTCAAACAAACGTGGTGATTCTACATAGAATGCACCTTCGTATGTTCCGAGTTCTCCAGCCCAAATGTTTTCATTTGACTGGTACTCGTGTGGCTGACGCCATGAACCAACGCCTGTTTCAGCGCGTAGGTCAAGGGCAACCTCTGGGTGGATACCAGCCCAGTAGAGTGAACCCTTACGTGGGATAGCCTTAGCAGCACGCAACTTAGCAGTTGTCTTACGTGCAAGAGCAGATGTAAAAACATCTGAAGATGTAAGTGAACCTGAAGTTGTTGCTGAACCAGCATAAAGAACGTTTGTTGTTCCTGTGTTTGCTGTTCCGTTGATAACAGAACCTGATGCACGGTCAGCGAGAACATTCTGCGCTACTGTGTCAATTGAGTCTGCCATGTTAAACGCAATAATGTTAGCGATTGCTGGGTCTACATCAGCAAGGCTGAAGAGTTCCAACGCACGTGTTACAAGTACTGCGTTACCACGCTCAACGAGTGTGATTGTGGTGTATGTTGGTGTAGCCATTGCTACAGCATCTGGGTCAACTGTTTCTGTTAGTGAAGCAGTAGTCTGTGTCAAGTCAACATAACGCTGCAAGACAACTGATGAACCAGGGATGCTTTGACGGGCTGGAGTCTTATCCGCGACTGAGCGAATGAGTGGTTGCGCACGGAGTGCGAACTCAATCAGACGGTCATATGCCTTCTGGACGAGACCTGCTGCGCCTACTGTACCTCCAAGCGAGTTGGAAGCGGTAGATACATATGCATTAGCCATTTTTTGCACCTCCTTCTGAGGGTATTAGTTCGGTTGGGTTTTACTGAAATTCGCCAGATTGAATCATTGCGATAATCTCATCAGCGCTTTGAGCGTTGTTAAGACGGAGCAATGCATCATCTGCACGGTCAGGCGTAAACGCCTGCTGAGTAACAATGTCCTGTTGGCGTAATGCCGCACGGTCAATTGTTCTTTCAGGCGTCTGTTGCTGTTGAATCTGTAGTCCGAATACTTCAGCGTTATCGTCAACCCAGTTAGAAACTGAGTCTTCTGTAATATCGCCTTCTAGTTCACGAACAATCAAACGTGCAGCCTTTGGACTTACGCCTTTATCTTCTAGGACTTTCTTGATGACGGTCTCACGTTGAGCCTTATCAAAGGCTTCAAGTTTGTCAGTGAGTTCTTTAATACGCTTCTCATCTGCACGCTTGGCTTTACGCAATTGTTTCATTGCATCACCATCATTCAGTGGAGTTGTATCCATTTCGTCTTCTTCTTCGTCCCAGTATTGGTTGGTCATAGCAACCGTTCTCCCATTCTTCATTAGTTGAATCGCAGACCACAACATAGTTCGGGGAAACTGTGTTGGCTTCTACTCCCAGTCTGTTACGCCGTACGGGGCTGGTCGGTCCGTTCGGGATGTTAGTTAGAATCTACCTTGAGTAGATTGTGCAAGACCAGCGTTACCTGTCATGCCTGTATTGCCCATGAAACTTGCTCGTTCCATAGACCTTAAACGCTTACGCTTTTCTGCTGCATCTTGGTTCTGCTTGAGGAACTCAGCCTCACCAGTTGCTTGAGTGTAATCAATACCTGCTTCGCCGTAGATGTCGCTAAGTTTTTCAGATGTAGGCAATACGCTCTTAATATCTGCGTATCCTGCTAGCGCTTCAGCGCGGTCAACACCATAGTCAGCAAGACCAAGTGCATCAGTAGCACCCTTAAAGCCTTGTCCAATTGCAGCAGCACCAATTTCAGATGCAGTTACCTTGCGCTTTAATTCAGGCAAAGCCTGAACTGGGTTAAGGAAGTATGAAACTAAATCTTTGTCATTAAGAGTTGGATAGTAAGTCTTTAACTCTTTCATAATGTTTGCATCTGCATTCTTTACGCGGTCAACCGCTAGCCCAATACGGTTCTTAGCCTCAATTGCTGAAACGTCATTGCCAATAAGGGTAGCCATTTGTGTGCGTGTAGCAAGGTCTTGAACACCATACTCT